GTCAAAGACTAACTATGTTCTTACAAACTGCACAAAGTCCAGCTATTGCACCATTTGTTAAAATTTCTAAACTTGTAAGTGAATTAGCCTATAGCTTAGACTTAGACCCAGAGGAAATACTTAATGACCCTGAAGAAGCAGCTATTATGGCACAGATAATAGGAATGCAAAATGCTGGACAAAACAATGGCGAGGAAGCTCAACCCGATAGTCAACAATCCCCAATGGCAGGATTACAAGGAGCACCTCAACAACCTCAAGAACTTGGTGACACAGGAACTGGTGGTGGCAACATCGGAACAGGAAATGTACCGGCTGCAGGGGAAACTTCGTTTGCTGGTACTCCTAGAGCAGTTGCCGGAACAGGTGAAGGAAGCAATTAACAGAAAAGAGGAGATGTAATGTTAGATTTATTAGATACAATTATGAAAATAGTAGGTGTAGTACCTTGGGTAATTTCAATATGCTCAATGATTGCTGCAATGACACCTACTCCTGCTGATGATAAATTAGTAGGTAAAGCGTATAAAGTTATTGATTGGTTTGCTATCAATATAGGAAAAGCAAAGGAGAAATAATGGCAGAGAAATTTCCAGATTTAACAGGTGATGGTAAAGTAACTCAAGCTGATATATTAAAAGGCAGAGGAGTATTTCAAGTAGGAGGTTCTATAGATGACCAGATGGAAATGGCTATGAACCAACCTATGATGCCTGATGAAGAAATGGAAGATAATTATTTAGATTTTATAATTGATGAAGCATTAGATGAACAAGAAGAAGAAATGCTTATGTCAAAACTAGAACAAGATGAGCAACTATCAATGCTATTTGATAAAGTATTAGAAGTTGCTTCAGAATTCGCTGGGTCTGGTCCTGTTGAAGGACCGGGTTCAGGAGTCTCTGATTCGATACCTGCAAGGTTGTCGGATGGAGAATTTGTCTTTACTGCAAAAGCTACAGAAGAAATCGGAGCATCTGAATTGATGCGTATGATGAAAGATGCTGAAGCTCAAGCAGATGAAAGACAAGGTATGCAGGTGGGTGGCATGATGGAAGAAGAAGAACCAAAAGTTGACCAATTTGGAAGACCTATTGATTCTGATATAGCTCGTGATGAGTTAAAGAAAAACATGATGTCAGTCAATCCTAGATACCAATAAACGATAGAGCCACCCTATTAGCGTAGGCACTCTATTATATTTAACCGAAAGGCGACCTTTACAAGACAAGCCCTGCAAGTGCACATCGCAGCTACCTTGTTAATGAAGCCCTGACTAGGAGAAAGAATATGACTAATAAAGTCCAACAAGAGGAAACGCCAAATCCTTATAATAAAAATAAATCTTGGCATGAAGGCAATATAAAACCTTTTGAATCATCAGAAGGACTATACTTTGAAGAGCCAGAAGATAAGAATAAATTATTCAAATCTAATGACATAAACGAAGCAGTAGTTCCTGAAAATGTTGAAACGGAAGAACTGGAATCTAAAAAGGACACTCCTTATAAGAGACCAGACTACAAAAAACGATATGATGATTTAAAAAAACATTATGATAATAAACTTAATGAGTTTAGATTACGAGAAGAAGAGTTAAAAAATCAAGTTCAACAACCTGATTATGTAGCTCCAAAAACTGTAGAAGAACTTGAAAAGTTTAAAACAGATTATCCTGATGTGTATGAAGTAGTAGAAACTGTTGCACATATGCAATCGGAGTCTAAAGCAAAAGTTCTAGAAGAACGCCTTAGTAAACTCCAACAGCGAGAACAAGAGTTAATACGAAAAGATGCAGAAAAAAGGTTAATGGATAGACATCCTGATTTTGAAGATATTAGAAACAGCGATGACTTTCATTCATGGGCAAAAGAGCAACCTGACTCTATTCAGAAATGGATATATTCAAATGCTGATGATGCCGACTTAGCCTCAAGAGCTTTAGATTTATTTAAGAAAGATATAGGTATGGATGTTCCTCCACAGGAAAAGTCATCTTCTAAGACCACACAATCTGCTGCTGATATGGTTTCAACTAAAACAACAACAGTTGAACCTAAACAACAAAAGATTTGGTCTGAACAGGAGATTGCTGCCATGAGCATGAATGAGTTTGATAAGTACGAAGAGGAAATATCAAACGCTATGCAAGAAGGCAGAATCACAAAGTAACTATTATAACTTAAAAGGAGAAGTATCATGGCTCAATTTTTTGAACCCTCAACCGATACTAATGCTAACTTTGCAAACTCCGTAAGTGGACAAGCTAATAGTTTCTTCCTACCTAGTATTTATTCTAAGAAAGTATTAAACTTTTTTAGAAAGAGCTCTGTAGTTGAAGCTATTACTAACACCGACTATACAGGTGAAATATCTGCTTTCGGAGACTCTGTAAAGATTATAAAAGAACCAGTTATCTCTGTGTCTGATTACACAAGAGCAACTGATACAACTGTAACAAGACTAACTGACCAAGAACTTACTTTGGTTGTTGATAGTGCTAAAGCTTTCAAATTCATCGTAGATGATATTGAAACAAATATGTCACATATCAACTTTAAAGAAGTCGCAACATCATCTGCTGCATATGCATTGAGAGATTCATATGATGCTGCTGTTATTGCAACTATGTTCTCAGGAGTTTCTAGTTCTTCACCTGACCATGTGTTAGGTACTGACAATGCTACTGACTTAGCTGCTGGTACATTTGATGGAACTGGTAATTTGGACTTAGGTTTTGGTACAAGTGAACATGACCCTATTGATGTAATGGCTAGAATGGCAAGACTATTAGATGAACAAGATGTACCTGAAGAAGGTAGATGGTTCGTTGCTGGTCCTGACTTCTACGAAGTACTAGGTCAAGCTTCATCTAAGTTGCTATCTGTAGACTTCAACGCAGGTCAAGGTTCAATTAGAAATGGATTAGTATCAAGTGGAAAACTAAGAGGATTTGAGATGTACAAATCTAACAACATTGCCTCAACATCTAATGCTGCTGGTAAATGTTTAGGTGGACACATTTCATCTACTGCAACTGCTCAAACTATTATTTCAACAGAAACACTAAGAGACCCAAGTTCTTTTGGTGACATAGTTAGAGGATTGCATGTATACGGAGCAAAGGTCTTAAGACCAGAAGCTTTAGTATCAGCTTTCTACGGAATTGATTAATAATCAATCGGGGGAGTCTTCGGACTCCTCCACTTTTTAAGGAGAAACAATGGAACAAGAAATTAAATATTATGAAACCATTCAAGAAAAAGAAGAAAAGTGTTCAGAAATGGTTGGACACAATACTATGAGAATGGAATGGGAAGAGAAAAAAGCTCAAGAGGAGGAGTAACATGCCGGGTATGAAAAAGAAAAAAGATGAGATGAGAATGTCTTATATGTATGGTAGTCGTGTAAAAGCTACTATGGGTAAAGAAATGAAAATGAATAAACCACACAATAACATGGATAGAATGAAAATGAATATTGGTGGTGCTATGAATGTTCAAAAACCTAATTAAAATTAATAAAGGAGAATAATTATGCCAAGTGGACCGGGTACATATGGTAGTAAAAGAGGCAGACCTGCTAAAAAGAAAATGGCTAAAAAAACAGCTAAGAAAAAAGTAATGGTAAAAGGTGCAGATTTATCAAGTTTAACTGCTAGACAACAAGACACAATGAAAAAACATTCTGTTCATCATACTGGTAAGCACATGAAAATGATGGCGAACATGATGAAAAGAGGTAAAACTTTTACACAAGCACATAAAGCAGCACAGAAAAAAGTAGGTAAGTAATGGCTACAACATATCTAGACTTGAGCAATGAAGTTCTTAGAGAACTTAATGAAGTGGTATTAACATCTGGGACATTTGCTTCAGCTACAGGTATACAAGCTTTTGTTAAAGATGCTATAAACAAATCATTATTTGATATAGCAAATGCAGAACCAGAGTTACCATTTTTTAGTGCTGGAGTTAGTGGAAGCACAGACCCTTTTTATGGAAATGTTACTGTTCCTACAGTAGCAGGACAAAGATGGTACACTTTAAAAGATGGTAGTTCTAGTATAACTTCAGATTATTCT